TCCTTATATTTAACGCCGTGTTTCCAGGGCGTCATGGCTGCCTGAATCACTGTTAGCATGATTCCCAACTGTGGCAAGCCACCACTCTGCATAATCAACGTCACCAGATTACATCGGAATTTTTCTTCCAATTTACAAATCTGCTGGGTGGTAAGCTTAAGTTTGTAATCTTCTCCACCAACAGTCCAATATGCAAAAGCCTTTCTTCTTTTCTTAAGTTCATCAACTGTTTCAACCTTTTTCTCAGCCTCGTTTTCTTCGTCCATTCCAAACTGTCCCATATTCCATTATCCTCCTTATTATTCAGGGTCCGTCACGGTCAAATCGCTCTGTAATGATATAGCAAGGTTAAATTCAATCACACCATTTACTCCGCCGCCAGTTCTTTTTACGGATACCTGTCCGTCAAATTCTGTTTTAGTGCCATCAATCAGCGTTTCCTGGAATGACAATACCTCTCCCGCATCCTGTGCCGCCCTCATGATACGATATGGGCAATCGGCTTTGGAATTATCATACTTAAATTTGTATGTAATATCACCGGCATCACCAATACCATTCTCATATTGCTTATTTTTGTCAGTCAGACAAGTATTCTCTACCTTTTCTGGTTCAATACCCATTTCCGGGATTTCTTTAAGCCCTGGAAGGTCTGTAAATGTAGAGCCTCCTGACTTCTTATATCCCAATTTCGCGCCATTAGCTAACATCCAATTCTCCTTTCTTATATGTCGTGATAGACCTCTTTGGTATTTACATCAATCACCATTTCATATCTCATCTGTTTGTGCTTTCTTCCACTTGGGTCATCCACATCCTGGCATCCTGTACGCAACAGTCCCAGCTTTTCAATTGCAGCATCCACAGCTACGGCTGCAGCAGTTGTACTTTTTCTGTGCCATATATCTATCCGATATCTAATATAGGCCTTCTGCTCCCTCATATCTGTATACTCTACAACCTTGTTATCTTCTTCCATGTACTGAATGGATAAATCCTTCTCCCAGTCTTTAGGATAACAGTCAGTTACGTTATCTGTAACAGCGAGGAGAGCTGCATACACCTCGTCCTTAACATTAATCATTACTTACACACCTTTCTTAATTCGCGCTTCAGTGCCTTTTCCATCCTTTCAACCACCTTGTCCTCATTGTTTTTCAAGGCAGGATACATAAAAGGCTGTGCCGGCTGCCCTGTGCACTGGTAAAACCGGCCATCTGGTGTATCCAGGTAAAACCAGTGATATTCTTCCGCTGCTTCTTTGTCAACCTGGCTTTCATGTATCCACCAGGGAGACATGGTATAGGCCGGACTGGCTACAGGGGATATCCCGGCATGGTTGGCAGCTCCCTTCGGTCCTGTTCCCATCTCAACGTACATAGCGTATGCTTTGTTGGTATACACAGTCCCAATAACCCGGTCGTCCATACGCTCAGTCATGGACTTGATACTGTTTCTTAATTCACCCTGCCGGACAGGACACAGAAGTTTTGCTTCTGCTTGTATCCGTTTGGCCTGCTGCCCTACCAACCGCTCCATCTGCTGGTCACAGACCTCTTCCAGGGCTGAAAACTTCCTTTCCAGCTCCTTTTGTCCATCAATCACAGCTTTTCCACCTCCAGCGTCAGAAACCAATAGGGATATATAGCGACCACCCTGTAATCCGGCTCCGCTCCTCCGGGAACATACAGGCATATCCCATCATTGGCCGTGATGACCGGGCCGTCCTTGACCGCATAGCTTACCTTACCTGTTCCCGGTACTTCCTGATAGATTCCTTGGATTCTCAGATTTCGGATATTTGGCAACCGCTGCCCATACATCTCTGCCTGTACCTTCCCGCCTGCCGGCCACTCCTCGGCCTTAAAGGATACTGCTGGGCCATATTCCAAATATGAGCTACCCTCGCTATCCTTTTTAGGTATTGCCTCCCGGTGATGGTACGTTCCCAGCCTGCTCCGTCTTAGCCTCATACGTCTTGCCTCCTATCCTTGCCAGCCTATACCTGTCCAGCGTGTCATAGATGTGCTTTGGGGCATTATCAAAACTATATGATTCTCCGCCGCCGCTCCGGCTGGCCTCGCCCTCTGTACCCATACGGTTTAGAGCAATCACGGCCAGGTCACGTACTGCCTTTTCCAGACCTGTCACAATCTTTGTACGGCCTGTATAGGACAGCACAAAGGCTGTGGCCTCCTCCAGCAAAAGGGAGAGCAATATATCATCACTCTCCCCTGTCAGCTTTTTCAATTTTTCGATATCAGTCATCGGAACTCACATCCTTAAGAACAGCCAGTAATTCCGCCTTTGTAAGAGAATCCGCTCCTTCAATGCCCTTTTCTTTCGCCAGGGCCTTTAACTGACTGGAGGACATTTTATCAAGAGATTTATCCTCAGGCCCTATTGCTTCTGCTGCTGAATTTCCAATTTCCTTAAACCCCAAGACTTTCAGCTTGTCTGCCAGGGCACCGTCTGCAACCCGCTCCACATTATCCTTAATCAATCTCATCTGCTACCTCCTTATGCTGATGGCGCTGCATCTTTGATATTCAAATAGATGCTGTCCAGCTTATTGTCCAGCACCCAGATATCGTGGAATCTCCGGTAATCCATCTGCCATGCATTCAGTTTCTGGTTGACTGTCGGGTCAAAGATACGCATGATATCCTGCTTAGTGACTGCAATGGGTGTTGTGCGCGGGCAGATAAAAAAGTTAATATCTTTTGCCGTTGTCCCCTTGATGTAGCCGCCTTTCTCCTGGCCTGTAGTCTTACCATCATAGAGTGTAATCACTGTATACATGCGGTTGGAGGGTGTGGAAAGAATCGGTACATCATCCACCGCGGGAACTGCGGTATTGATTCCGCCTTTTGAAAATGTAGTGCTACTAATCTTACCAGACAGCTCCATCTCCAACTCCATAATCAGGTCAGGTGTCGCGTGAATCACAAGAGGCCCATTGTACTGTTCACGAACTGCTTTAATTCCCTCTTTGATTTTCCGAAGGGCCGATGTTCCGGTGGCTCCCGGTGTATAACCATAAGACACCATGCCAGCCTTCTTGGCCGAAATTGTCTCTGTTGCAATTTTACTGATACGGTAGGCGTCAATCCCGGGCACCACGAAAACGCGCTGGAATTCTCCCATGACAGCCGCCGCAGTGGTCACGAAGTTGTTTTCGTTAATGTCGATTGGGTCAAGCTGGAACTTGCGGCCTCTGTCCTGTGTCATCTTCATGGTTTCGTATTCCAAAGTAACGCCACCCTGCTGGTATCCGTTGTCCCGGTCGTAGTCCCCCAGGCCCTGGACGGACATCTTCGGGATTTTCACCTCAGCGCCTCCATTGTAAATGACCTGTCCGGCATTTGCATCCATCCAGCCTGTAACAGCCTCCCGGATTGCCACCTTATCCAAAGTATTCTGAAAAAGTGTTGCAGTTGCTAATGTGTTAATTGGCATATTCTTTTACCATCCTTTCTTAAATTCCCATCATCAGTGATTCCACCTGTTTAGCAAGGTCATCACCCCCGCCTGACGGTGCTTTCTTCGGCGCGGGTCCACCTTTAAGTTTCTCGTCCACAGCAGCCTGTACAGCCTCTTGGAAGGCTTTCTCTACTGCGTCAATTGACTTGTTGCATGACTCCGCATTCGTGTAATTAAGCACTTCTGCAAGCCCCACAGGAAGCTTCTTTTCAGCCAGGGTATTCTTGGCTTCCGCCATCAGTTCCCGGCGCGTGATGTCTGCCTCACGGGCTGCCAATGCCCTCTCCTGTTTCTGGGAAAGATACTGTGCTTTCTCCTCCTTGGTCATCTTTGCAAGTTTTTCGGCCTCTGACAGCTTATCATCAGTAAGCGCCTGCCATTTCTCCTGTGCCTTTGCAAGGGCGGTATCAATCCCCTTCTGCACCCTGCGGTCAAACTCGGCCTGATAATCCTTGTTTTTTAGGATATCATCAAAACTCTGTGGAGAAGGGTCTGGTCCCGGCTCCGGTTTGGGGTCTGGCTCAGGTGTTGGTGCGGGGTCTGGCCCCGGTTCTGCAAAAAGCTGTAAGTTCATTTTCTGATACATTGGTTCTCTTGTCCTCATAGTCTCTATCCTTTCCGCCCCAGCCTGTTCATTCGCCCAGGCCGTTGCATAAAAATAACACCCAGGAAAGTCCCGCGTGCATATTCTCTATAATCGTCATTCTACTATTTCCCATTTTTGGGAGAGCAGTTCCTCCATACTCTCTCGCCAAGGCCATCTCCCCAGCATTTGACTGTCTACATATAGATATGGTTCTGTCATATCACTGTATTCATCTGGAAACTTCATTCGTACAGTTGTGTCTTTTGTCCAGTGTGGAAGTCTCATTCCCTTCCCATTTTTCACTTCTTCAAGTGCTTTTCCTATGGTCATCTCACTTCTTTTTCCTCCTTTTCAACTCCTTTTCTTTTGCCTCAGCTTCTTTGTTCCCCTTGACATATTTATTATGCCACTGTTCGTATGTCATGTTAGCTGGTACTGTTTCCGCCTTACCAGTGGCTGGATTTCTGGCCCTTCGCTGCATCTGAGACAATTCCTCGTCTGAGATATCACAAATGGTTGTAGACCGGCACCACGGATGCATAGGTGGGCAATTAAGGCCTGTCTGCTGCTCTGACACCTTAAACCGTTTACCATCTAATCCCCGGCACACAGTTGACGTCTTAAGGTCCAGTGTTGCCACATAAATATATGTCTCAATGCCGCACTCCTCATAAGACTGCATCTCCATCTGGTTTGCCAGATTACAGGATTCAGTCCGCACCAGTCTGCGTGCATTGCTCGCTCCCTGGGCATACTTATTGGCTATGGTGTCGGCCACCTCGCTGTCAGTCCGACCTGTCACCAGATTGATAAGCAGCTCCTGTTTAAGGTCCTGAGCCAGTGCCCTGGTATTACGCCAAATTCGGTCTGAGTAATTTGCACCGGACCATTTGCTGTTTATCACCTTATCAATAGCCTTTGGGTCAATAGCGGCAAAAGAAAAACCCAGCCCCGTCCGTTGCTGGATATCGAAAATGCTCTTATAATATGCCTCGTTGGCAAGGTCCACATAATGGCTGGTGCTCCTAACCTTTTCCTGCTTATAAATTTGCTGCATGGTCAGGTCAATCTGCTTCTGGAGCTGCTGGAGCCGTTCAAGCCGTGCCTGGAATGCTGGGCTTTCCAGTTCTGCAAGGATGTCCGCTGCTGTCTGCCCCCTTCCAGGCGCCCTTAATGCCTGTTTCAGCTCATCCAACGATGTCTTGTCCTTTAAGTCATTTAGCAGTCTATATGCCTCCGCGTCTGTCAAGTGATGCTTACGCTTGTACCGCTCAAATATTTTATCCAGCTCATGGCTGATATACCCGGATGCTTTTTGATACAACTTTGCGATATCATCCGCGGTATCCTCCGCAGACTGCATATACTCAAACATCTGCCGGGCCTTACGACGCTCCCAGTATGACAGGCTACTCATCTACATCACCCGGCTGTTTCTTTTCCATCTGCTCATCCTCGTCATTCGGCGGCGGCTCGTTACTACCAATCCCAAACATAGCCTGCTGCTGTTTGACCGCTTCTGCCGCCTCCTTCTCTACCGCTTTGACCTCTGCGTCCACATCGGCTATAAAAGGCACCTGTGACAGTAATGTTTTTTTGCTGACCTTTCCCCAGAGATTTACC